GGGGACCAAAAAAATATTTTCAAAAATGCATTACCATACACATTTTTATGGTAATAAAAAATTCAGTCCGCTCTAAAAATCCCAAAAAATGAGACCATAAAAATCAACATTTTCCAAAATCCATGGGTCGGATTACGATTGGTGGTAAGGTGTAAATATTTTTGAACACTTTTTTTCAAGAGGTTTTTTTCATAAAAAAAGTCGTAAAATCTACTATCTCTTTTTCATCCAAAAATTTCGAGAAAATTAAATTTTTCCATTTTTTTACAAAAATGAGCAAAATTACTACCATCGCTTACCATTTTTTGCATTCCATCTTCCAAACTTAAAAAACGCTACCATATTTTCCCACCATAAAATGCCCCATTTTTTTCCCCCATTTTTGGGCTTACTACCATTTTTTACCATGATTTTCAAGATTTTTTCCGAAAAAAAAGCATGGTAATACCATGGTAATAAGCCCTAAAATGGTAAGACCAACACCATTTTCAAAAAAATTATTAATGCAAAAATTAAAGTGTATGGTAGCATCGTAATTGGAATCCATTTTTTATAAAATATTATTCGTAATTTTTAGCAAGATTTTTATATTTATGGTTGCATTGCGACCATAAACTAAAAATTTGGAGCCAAAATATATTCACCAAAATGGTCGCATGGTAATGCATTTTTACCATTTTTACTCATTTATTCCAGTAATTTATTCCAATCTATTCCAAAATATTCCGGATGCTCGAAAATAGTTTTACGATTAATTTTTCAAGACGCTGAATAGTCACAATAAGATATTGCAAAAAATAAAAATATTTTATGAACTATGTATTTTAATTACCCAAAAAAGTATTCCAGCCCTGGGAATATTTTGAGTAATTTAGAGCAAAATAAAAAATAATATATATGTAATAGCGAAAAGATGACTCAATATAATTGTAAAAGATGTGGTAAAATATTTGACCGAAAATATAACTATGAAAGACACATTAATGATACCAAAAAACAATGCATACTTATCGTACCAGTTCAAGAAGAAGAAAAGAAAAATATTTCTTGCCCTTATTGTGAGAAATCTTATTCCGCAAAGTATAATTTAAATAAACACCTCAAAAAATGCATTATGGCGAGCAAAGCTTCCCATATCATTGAGGAAAAAGAGAAAATTTATAAGGAACATATCGACCATCTTGAAAAACAAATTTTGGAACTAACCAAAAAAATTGGTAATACATATTCTTATAATATTAACCAGCATTTGGATCAAAGTGTTCACCAACAAAATATTCAAATTAATTCATATGGTAATGAAAATCTCAATTATATTACGCCCAGTCAAGTCGAAAAATTAATTAGCCATCCCTCTACTTGTCTACCTCAATTCATAAAAATGGTGCATTACCATGAAGAGCACCCAGAAAATCATAATGTTCTTATTGAAAACATTAAGGAAAATATTATTAAAACACTTAAAGAGAAAAATAGCTGGGATACTAACCGATTTGAAGAATTTGTGGAACAATTCACTATTGAAAAATACGACCAAATATGTGACTTATACACATCCAATGAGGTAAATGTAAATGAAGTTGTCCGCGACAAATTCGAAAAATGGGCGGACCAATTTGACTACGTCGAATCACAAACCCGCAAAAAAGCCGAAGAAGACGCAAAATTGGCAATCATTTTGGGGTCCAAATGGTTAAGGACAAAGAAGATCACAAAAAGGGGGCTCAAAAGAATTTTAGACGGTGAAATGCTTTTGAACGAAGATGATATGAAACAAGTGGAAAAAATAAAGAAGAGTGTCGGATGGGGCACAATCACTCCCAAAATAACAGAGACGTAGGTTGGAAAACCTAAGCAAAAAACATAACTCCCTGGAGTAAAGAGTCCGCCAAATCATCTTTTTTCGGGTGTGATTGGAAGTAGGTACTCCAATCTCCCAGGTTTTCTAAGAAACCTTTTACAATATCTATACTATCATTCTTCCTTTTCTTATATGATTGATAGTCCGATAGTTTAACTTGGGGCTCTTGTGGCTCTTCTCCAGAAGGATCAGCAGGTTGGCTGCGATTATGCTGCTCTTTTTTAAATAATTTCTTACTCGCATTGAAAAAACTAACATTCGCCAATTCCGGAAATTTCCCTTCTTTCAATTTACAAAAAAAATAGGAATATATAAAGAGTTGTACCGATTTCATTTTTGGATTCTTAAGAGCCGGCTGATTCTCTATGATAATTTCATTCACTCCTTCCAATTTTAAATTTGAGAGTCCATCGTGTATCCTAGTATACGTTTTAGTATCATCATCTTTCATGTAGTCACTAATTTTTGTTAGTGATTGCCCAGACTTCTCGACTTCTTTGCTACATTTATTGCAAAACCCTCCAATTTTTATATTTTTCAGGCAAATATCTCCGTCATATTTTATGAAAAATTTTCGGCTTTTCTCTCCACAGGGACAATGCAAATCCCGTAATTCATATGGGTAGTATTCGTATCCTAGGGAATCCACCTGATTGTATTGATTCTTTGATGCTTTTACTTGTGCTGCATATTCTTTCTCATATGGACGTGCGTGAACTTTACACATTTCAGTGCGCTCACCGTCTTTTACTATCCAGTAATTGGTGCCCTTTCCACATTTCCCACATTTTTTATTGTTCTGCTCTGGCATCCATAATTCTGATTTGCAATTAATAATACCCCACGAAATAATATTATTAATTTTTGACTCTTCTTTATTGTAGTCCAGAAAACAAAAGGCTAAATTTTTGATCCCAACATCAAATGATAAAATTTTCGTCATTATATTGGATATAAGATAGATTATAAAAATGATTTTAAGCCGCGCTGCGGAAGTAGCTTAAAAGAATTTTATTTTTTAGATATATAGAATGACAGACACTTCTTTTTACGATGTTTTAGAACTCAGCCAAAATTCAACTACCGATGATATTAAAAAATCTTATAAAAGATTGGCAATGAAATATCATCCAGATAAAAACCCTGATAATTCAGAAGCTCTCGAAAAATTTAAACAAATCACTGAAGCGTATGAAACCCTATCAGATCCAGAGAAGAGAGAAGCTTATGATAAATTTGGTAAATCATCTGATGCACATTTTAGTGATCCTCGGGAAATTTTTGAGCACTTGTTTGGTCATAAAAGTCCCAAAGAACGCCGTATTCATGTTCAACCAGTTAAAGTGCCTATATGTCTTACACTGGATGATTCATATTTTGGCGCCAAGAAGACTATTAAATACAAGCGCATGGGTTTTCCAGAAGGACAAGTTTGGGACAAATTGGAGCCACCCCCGGCGAATTTACTGGTTCCATTTGAAGAAGAACTTGAAGTGAATATTGCAAAAGGTGCTCGTCCTAATCAGCACCAAATTTTTGAAAAGAAAGGACATCAGATTCCAACTCTCGAGATTGGAGATGTTATAGCTATTTATGTTGATGAAGACGAATTTAATAGCAATATGGTAGATAATGAAGATGAAGCGCCAATTGAGGTAGAAGATAGTGAGGAAGATGGTGAGGAAGATGGTGAGGAAGACGGTGAGGAAGATGGTGAGGAAGACGGTGAGGAAGACGGTGAGGAAGACCAAGAAGAGGACCAAGAAGAAGATTCACAAGTAGATTCACAAGAAGATTCGGATGAAGACAAGGATGAAGAGAGCTCATATTCATCTATTTCTTCTGAAAAGATTTCTAATAAATCAAATCGTAAATATATTTTTACTCGTGGTGATGGTGATGATCTCGAAGCACAAATTAAAATTCGACTTGACGAGTATTACAATGGCGTTCAAAGAACAATTCAATATTTCGGAGGTAAGCAAATTAATTTTTGCTATTGTGAAAAGATTGATTTGGAAGAAACATATGTTATTCCCTCTTATGGTATTCAGAATGGAAATATGAACATTCATTTTGAATTGGAGCTTCCAAAATGCATTCCTTCCGAACATGAAGAAGAATTTAAAAACATTATGGATAAAATCTATGAAGGACGTACTGAGAAAACTGATTTCCAGAATTTAGATTCTGATCAAGTTATCCATCTATTGCCATCTTGTGAAGTCCCAAGTCACTATCAAGATGACGATGAAGCAAATGATAGTGGATTTGGTAGCCAAAGAATGGGGCAAATGCCTATGCAATGTGCCCAACAATAATATATTTATTTCTTTTTATTTCTTCGAATAATATATAATGCTTTATTTATTATTCGGTCTTATTGCAATGGTAATAATACTATTTATAACTGCCAATAATCAGGCTTCTTCTTATTCTAAAAAAATGTTTGAAAATTTCACACTTTCATCAATTGGAACTATCCGTGATAAAATACAATTGCCAACAAGAAGTAAAATTATTTCGACAATAAAACATCGAATGAAGAAAACCAAAGAAATAGAAGATGTCCAAATTGTGGATTCCTCTAATATTTACCATTATCTTGATTAATCCAAGATTATTCATCATCATCTATATTTCCACCAAATAAAGCTGATATAAAATTCTCCAGTTCCCTATTTCCTGGATTTGCTGATCTACCCCATCCACCACCAGCCCCTCCACCAGCCCCTCCGCCAGCCCCACCTCCTTCATTATCATCCCCATAAGGATAATAATCAACTTCATATATTTTCACCTTTTTATCATTCATCTTCCCAATGAAATCCATGGGCTTGGAACTATTTACCTCCATCATGCCAATATGAGGATTCATTTTTAAATATTCCGCAATACTGTTGTATTTCTTTATCTTCTTTAAAACAGCCTCTATTTTTCTCCGATTACAAGAAAAAATCACACTATCACCCTCTTTTAATCCCCTAAAAAATTTATTCTCATCTATCATCCCATTCGCTGATCTAGACCTTTTTATACTATCAAATGTTATTCTATCTAATTCCGCATAAATTTTCTTCGCCATTTTTCTTAGTTGTATATTATTACACTATTATTTTTAAGCCATTCAACCATATCTACGAAATCTTCAGAGACATGTATTCCTCTAATGTATTCTTTTTCTGGAGCAATGGTTTATCTCTCTTTAATCTCAAATCATTTAATTCCTGAAAACGATTCTCATTATTCAGCATCATCGCCTTTTGTCGATGAATACTCACATAATGGGCGACCTCTGTTTGTGGATACATACAAGACACTGGTGGATACAGCAATGAATATTTCTTATCCAGAAAATTAAATTGTTTCCTAAATTCTTCAATTGTTAATGGACCCCCAAACTTCTTCAATAAGTTCCTATCTTCTGCCAATTTCACATAAATAATCTTCTTATTTTTTTGACAATTCTCAGGGTCAATTTTCTCATTTATTTCCTTTGCAAGTAAACAAAGAAGTGAATAATACTCCCATTTTTTGAAATGATATCTAGTATCAAATCCCGAAAATATATATGCCGCTGCACAATTAAATGAACAGAAATTATCCTTGCAATAGTATTTTCCACGATTATATCGCAAGGGAATGCCAACAGGCATAGTCTGAAATTTCTCTGTGCAGTAAAAACATGCAAGATCTGAACAGCTTTCCCACTCTTTTTTATTATCATCTGCTTGCACCATTTTTAATATTTTAACTTTTTTAAGAACATTAAAATAATTCTTATTTATTTCCTCAAAACCAATTGTTCGTACATATACTTCATCATTCTCTATAGATGAATTATTCTGATCATTAGAATTATTATCTAAATTAGCTAAATCATCCGCCTCAATTTTAGCTTGGTTTTTATCTAGAATATTGGCATAATCACTTTGCATCTGATTCATAGGTTCATATGGTATCGGTTCATTTAAGACTGGGTCGTATTTCATTATTCCATCTGTGTTGATAATAATATCGTTATAATTCTCACTATTGATTTTATCATCTCCTGGCAAATGTAGAATGATATTTTCATCTTCTACTTCTACTGGAACCTCTTTGTAATTGCTTATAACTGTATATGATTTATCTTTAGGACGTCTTCCTCTCTTTTTAGGCATAAGCTTACTAGTTTCATCTTCTTGCTGGGCTGTAGTTACACTTACACTTTTCTTCTTGCTAGGCATATTTAAATCCATTTATGCAAAAAAGCTTTAAATGGGGGGAACTGCCGTTCCCCCCTTACCCCCCCATGCGGGGGGAAGCGCACTTCCCCCCTAACCCCCCCATGCTCCTGTAGCGCCTTAGTTTGCCAATATTGGCAATTATTGGAAATTGGTATGTAATAAAAATTCCCCAAATAATCGCCACATTTGGGGGGAAGCGCGCTTCCCCCCTAACCCCCCCATGCTCCTGCAGCCCCGCAATTGCCAATATTGGCAATGATTGGAAATTGGTATGTAATAAAAATTCCCCAAATAATCGCCACATTATTGCAAAATTATTTATAAAATAATTTTACATTATCAAATATCAATAAGTGATTTTGCCCCAATCCGGCAATTGCGGGGCTGCTCCTGCAGCGCCTTAGTTTGCCAATATTGGAAATGTATTGGAAATTGGTATGTAATAAAAATTCCCCAAATAATCGCCGCATTATAGCAAAATTATTTTATAAATATTTTTTCGCAGCAGTAATTTATAAGTGATTTTGCCCCAATCCGGCAATTGCGGGGCTGCAGGAGCATGGGGGGGTAACGAATCGCAAGCGATTCGTTAGTGTAAGGGGGGAACGGCAGTTCCCCCCCCCAAAAAATGAAATATTAAAAAGATGTTTCATATATATATACAAATATGCCCGGCTCTATTACTCTTTATATTGGACCCACAAAGGCTGGAAAAACCACTGAATTATTGCGCCTTTATTATTGTCATCTAACAAAAGAAGATGATATCGGAATTGTATTACATGAATCTGTGACGAATGACTCATTTACAAAAGAAACGATGAAAGTTATTAAGTCTAGTAGGATTGAGGATATTGTAACTTGCCCACTATTTCAGAAAAGCAACATTATATTAATAGATAATCTCCAATTATTTGCTGACTGTTTTATTTTGAATATTCTAGCCAATAAGATGGACAAAAAATTCATTTGTGCTGCACTCGACAATGACTATCACCGCTGCCCATATGACAATATAATTGATATTATTCCAAAATGCGAGTATGTCTATAAATTATCGGCACTTTGTTCCCAATTAAGGGATACAACCCCCGCCATTTTTTCCATGAAATTGGGCGAAAAATATTTTCCCATTTCCAGAAATTTCATTACTAAAAATAGAGGCTTCCTTCATGTTATTTCGGGCTCCATGTTTTCCGGGAAAACCACTGAACTCATCCGCATTTGCAAACAATATCAGTCCATCGACAAGAAGATTCTGTCTGTGAATTATTGTAATGACAGGCGTTATGACGCAATTGGGAATATTTGCTCCCATAATCATGAAGTATTCAAAACAATGCTCTCCCTTTCGGATCTCAAGGAAATATTGGTTCATCCCAATCTTGAAGAATATGATGTTATTATGATTGATGAAGTCCAATTTCTGAAAAATGCCCTCCAAACTATCAAAATACTAGTCGAAGAACAGGGAAAAATAGTTATTACAAGCGGCTTAGATGGTGACTATTTACAGCAACCATTCGGGGACGTATGCCATCTTATTGCGTTCGCTGATAAATTTACAAAGCTAAATGCAGTCTGTAAATTGACTAAAGAAGACGCCAGTTTTTCTAAAAGAATTATTGCATCTGAATCAAAAGAATATATTGGCGCAGATGAGGCATATGTCGCTGCTAGCCGATTTTATTTGACTAATTAGCACAAATTTCATCTTTATAATAAATTTCCCCATTTTTGATCATATAATCTCCAGTTTTATCAATTTTTCTATTTTGATAATACAAATTGAACTCCAGGTGGCTATATTTCTTAGAAATTTGCGCTAACCATTTTTCTGGTGGCTCCTGTTTTGTTAAAAATGTATAGTATATCATGTCCATTTCATGATTAAATAGGTCCTTTTCGTATTCAATCATACAAGGTTGCTCAACATCCGCTAATTTACGAAAACTAAGCCCCTGATTTCCCCAGTTGTTTATGGTGAAAGCCTTTAAATCCTCCCATTTCCCATAAATCTCTAAATGATTCTCACAATGATATTCTCCCATTTTCATAATGTATGCACTTTTTTTTAATTAGGGGAAATTCTCAGAATTTCCATAATTCTATTTTATATCGATAAACCGGGTGATCAATTCTAAATATTTTAACCATAAATTTATGTAGTTTATTTGTCCTATTTTTACTTTCCCTCTGTAAATTCACAGTTATTTGTTTTCTACGATTATAGATATCCCCATTTTCATTCTCCAATTTTGTTAATCCATTCTGGAGCGCATCTATTGGATTTTTTCCATAGATTGGAAAATCCCCCGGTTTTGATATAAAGCGGTATTGTTTCATACATCCCCCACCATTTACTGAATAAGGATTTACAAATGGAACAGGAGGTGGTCTTGTATCTGGAAATAATCGTTCTATATTTATTGATCCATTAACTTGGTCAGTTGTAGATTTATCAGTAGAAGATATTTCATCAGAACCCAATTTTTGTGGATTTTCTGGTCCTAATAATGGCTCCTTTTTTGACATATTTATGTATTAGATTTTATAGTTTTCAGTTCAGTGCTAAATATTTCCTTCATCGTTTTATCATATTGAACAACTATTGAACGATGAGTTATACTAATATTTTTATTATGTATATTAATATGCATCGGATTTTGTAAAATAATAGGTATTCCTATATATTCATATATTTTACCGGTGTTTGTATCCTGAAATTCAAATACTAAATATTTCTTTCCATCTTGGTTGTCTGTAAAATTATAGTATTTCATTAGTTTATTGAAAATTTTATTTGCAACAACCCCAGGTGTTTTCCCACTATATTTACCATATTTTTGTCCTTGTTCTGGGAAATCTAGAAGCACGTAATTATGTTTTTCAGTCATTCTATGAATAATTAGAATATTTTTTTATAGCTTTATTGATAAAAAAATATTTATCTTTTTTGATTATTCTTGACTAGATCCGAGAGAAGTAATCACATTCTTGAACCTCTTAACAACCTCTTTAACCTTACCAGTTTTGCGATCTTTAAGTTTAAGAACAACTGGTTTGGGAAGTCTAACCCTCTTACCCTGATAAGTATAAACTTTCTTATCACTGCCGCGGGTAGTTTCTTGGATAGCAAATTTATAGCTACACTCACCTTTTTCCTTGTTTTTCTGGCAAATTTCGGAGAAAGCACTTGAAGCTTTGTCCTTAGGACCCCTAGTCTGGGGTTTCCCAGTTTTTGTTGTGAGTGGAAGCTCATATCTACCACCATCGACAGACTTACCATTAATACTAACAAGTTTAAAAAAACGAGATTCACCTTCGGCTGCACCACCATTAAAATAATGATTGCGAGTATATTTTTTTTGCTTTCTGCCACCTGACATACTCTTTTTATTCTTCTTATTTAAACTACTCAATAAACCTTCAAGTTTACTAAGTTCTTTCTGAAATTGGCTACTAGATCCAGAATGAGACATCTTATATATTATATCTCATATTTTTTTTCTATAAATTTTATAAAAATTTATTTTATTTTTATCATCTAAACTTTCTAATTGTAAAACTAAAATATCTCCTTTTCCACCCTTTAAAACTTTATTTTCTAATTTTTGGAAAGCACTTTCAATGCTATCAGCTTTAATTTTGTAATTTTTTATATTTATATTTTTATTTTTATTTTTATTTTTTCCACCTGCTTGAACTGTTGATTGTTTTGAATCAAAACCACTTGTACTATTCTTTATTACTTGCTCCGTTAATATTTCATTATTTACTTTTATTTCATCGCCTCCTAATATTAATTTATTATTTGTAACTATATACTTGCCATAAGGATAATAACTACTAATCCAATTTTGTTGAAAATCCTTATTTGATAAAGCGACAGTTGTCATATATATTATTTAATTTTTTTAAAAAAATATAATTCGTGATCTTTTAATCCTAAATGATCTAATTTTACAATTTCCACTAATTTAAAATAATTTTTCATGATTTTCTCAATAATCTTGTTTTTTTCTGGTATCACTAAATTATGCTTATAATGCTTCTTTTTAGTTATCTTTCCATTTTTATCCCGCATAGCAATAATTTCATTATATTGGCAAATTACTTGCCCTCTTTTTTCCCACCATCCATCGTGTGTAAAATTTGGAAAATTTGTTATTCCATGCATACGCCCTTCGCCATCTTTTCTGGAAAATGTCATATTCTTAGGACAAGCATCCAATTTTTCCCTGTCAAAAATATGTATCACTAAATACCCACTCGGTTTTAACCAGTAATAAAAATTACTAAAAATAGTATCCCAATCAATTATTTTATTATGATATAGAGTCTCCTTAAGACACAAAATTATTTTGAATTTCTGCTTTGGGAATAGTTCCTCATTTTTTACATCTCCCAAAACATACTTTCCTAGTGGATTTCTAAGTGCAAATATTTCCAGCATTGCCTCACTCCTGTCCAAACCAATTACTTTCAGCCCACTTGAACTTAAATTCTGGAAATGTTTTCCAGTTCCGGTCCCAACCTCCAATATTTCACCACTTTCTATATGGTGCTTATCCATGAATTTTATTATTTCCTTCGACTCTTCTTTGAAAACGTTGGGCTCATCGAATACTTTGTCGTAAATTTTAGCGTATAATTTATCAATCATATCCTTCTTTACTTCAAGGGGATTATCAAAACTCTCTGCATTTTCTAAATCCAATATATCCCACTGTAGTCTTTTTCCAATAATGTATAAAATTATTAGAATAATCACCAAAATCAAAATTGATATATATAAATAATGCTTCCAATGCATATTTTATAAAAGAATAATTTATTAGTTTAAAAACATTTTCCATATCATAGTTATATCCACCACAATGTCTTTTAATACAAGCCAATCGAATCAATCAGCGTCTCTTGAAGACTTCAAGGACCAACTTCCACCCAAGCAACAAAAGGAACTCGATGAACACCTCGACGTCGAACAAATTAAATCATTCGTCTATCAACTCCTCACTGAAACGGACTGCCCAGAGGACAACCGCAAGCGCGAAGCCAAAAAGTTCGCAGATTTACGCGGTAAATACCAGCAAAAATACATGCCACTTATGATGATTTACCCCGCCCTTTATAATATGATTATTGAGAATGGTAAGAAGTTTGACCTCACCCAATTTGAGCAAATGATGACCATGATTTCGAAAGTCCGCCGCAAAGAAGTCACAGAAGAAGCAGCTTCTCAACAATTTGGTCAACAAATGGTTGAGAAATATGTGAAGCCAAAATTGGACTAACTTAGGCTCAATAAATACTTCAATCGATTCACTATACCCAATATTTCATCCCGCAAATTTAATAAGTCCGTATCCTTTTTATCAATTACATCCAATATGGTTATCCCACAGTAGTCCGTTTTATTATGGATCACGTACTTCTTGCAATTTTTATCCTTCACCCCGGATAAAAACCCAATAATAACATCCAAATATTTTTCCAGGTCGTCCGCATCAATTTGGTATATTTTCACGTCTTTCTCTTTCACCGCCTTAGCGTATTCTATGCGTCCGTATTTCCCCTGCCATATTTCAATGAACTCATCCATTTTCTTCATGAATTTGTCCAAGAATTTATCCAGTGCCTTGTGTGTGGAATATTTCTTCGTGCGCCAATGAGCAAAACGAAGACTGTTTTGTATTTGAAAAAATGACAGCATTACTGTTTCAGCTGGTTTCATATATTTAAACAAAGATTTAAATATAGCCCCTTTTTTAAAGGGGCTTACCCCCAAAATGCTAAAATGCTACTTTTTGCCAATATTATTACTATATGCAAGCGTTTTGGGGGGTAGTTAAAATGACAGAGTCATTTTAACTTCTGATATTAAAAACTTTACAAGTTTTTAATTTCTCAGAACCTTTTGCCAATATTATTACTATATGTAAGCGTTTTGGGGGGTAGTTAAAATGACAGAGTCATTTTAACTTCTGATATTAAAAACTTTACAAGTTTTTAATTTCTCAGCACCTTTTGCCACGGATATCTAAAAAACTCAAAGAGTTTTTTAGATCTTAATCAAAATGACTATGTCATTTTGATTAGTGGCGAAAAGGGGCTGTTTATGTCAATCGCAGAACAATCTTATTCACCCCTCCTCCCGGCATTGATTTCAATTTCTCCTCTTTCTTCCTCTCCTTCTCAATCATATTCACCAATTTTATATACACCTCATCGCTCGCATTCTTCGTCTTCTTGAATCTGAACTCATTGTGCAGAAAGCTAAATGTTTTCTCCGCATCGGACATCGCCTTCATGTCATCATTGTATTCCTCATCTCCCATCGCATAAATATCACCGAATCCGCGGATAATCTCCAATTCTAACCCATATTCCTTCAAAATCTCCTCCAAATAGTCATAGTTTACTAAATATTCCTCATGTGGAATGCCAATTGTATTAATATATACCTCTATTTTGTGCCCCAACATTGGCTTCTTCGCATCCCATTTCATTGTCACCGAATATTTCTTCTCGATCTTCCACAATATATCATCATTAATAATCCCCTCTGCGGGTTTCTTCAGCCCCTTTAACAACTCAAAGACGCGCCTACCATCCATCGACGTCCCAATGAAATATCCCCCAATTTTCAAATTGTCGCTCACATTCTGCAAAAATATTCGCAGTTTAATCTCGTTAAAAAACAAATAATGAATTGCGAACTGCATGCTAACCACATCAAACTGATTCTTTGATAGAACTACCTTCTTCAAGAGCCCTTTATTATACGCATCCAATGCAGCATCATAATCCGGGAATATAAGCTTGCCAGAATCACCCCAAATATAGGTCGTATTAGGTTTCGCCCCCTTATAAGATAGATATGTCGCCCTTGCAATTTCGACACTCTCTTTGACAATTTCTATACCAACCACATTCTTCAACAATCCCAGCTTCCACTTCAAACTATCTCCACCCGTCCCAGCCGCCAAATCCAGTAATGATCCCTCCATCGTCCGTACCTTCTTTATAATTGCTGGACATGAAGCCATGATAAGTTTGTCCTTGACCACGCGATTGTGGAATATCTGAAATGGATATTTCTTCAGGCGCACCGCATTATTCTGCGCGTAATACAAATGGCTCAAATCCTCCTCCGGAACATTGCCATCCCTCATCTGCGACTCCGTTATTCCATTGGTCAGCGCATTCCATACATGATTTCCATAGCTCTCCGTCATAAGCACACCCGTGTGCCCCTCTCGGAATAGCCTTGTTTTCAAATGATTCACTCCAATTGGCGTCCATTTAAATAAATCTGTGTATTCCCCATAGATTTTCTGATATACAAATTCCACCACTGAATTGTCCTCAATTTCCTCAGTCACTTGTGTTAAATTATTATGGGCGACCACTTTTCCTCCACTACTCAGGGGTATATTGGCAATATTAATATTCGCCCCAGGGTCCGTTCCTCTGGGCAAGAAGTCCACAATTGTCACAATTTTCTTGTTCTGTTCACCGCCTAATTCACGAATACCCCCCACAAACAACTGCAGAGATTTATACTGAATAATTTTGCCCTCCAAATCTTTTCCCCTCGCCGGCAACTGGAATGGACTGACCTTGTCTTCCTGATCCTTCTTCTCAAAGCGCACCAGAAATTCCGCCCGCCTGAAGTCGGGATATGTCCATTTCATATATTCATGCCAGCGCCCTCCATGGTCCGGATATGGCACCTCGTTTGGCAAGAATAGTAGCCCATTCGCCACAAAATCCTGGATCTTTATTTTATCGAACAGCTCACCCAAATTGTCCTCAAATATAGGTCCATTGCCGAACAAATATTTCGCCCCAATAATTTTCGTAACTTCGTCCTTCAGTTCCGCATTCACATATTTACTCGTCTGGATGCCTTCCCGGAAAAATTGCATCAAATAATCATAGCGGTTTTTCTCCCTTGCGGCTCCACCACCTGGATTGTGAAATTTGTTCTTACGAACATCATTTCCCTTATAGAATAGCATGTCCGTCATATAAAAAACATTATTCATCTGATTATGATAGCCCACTGCAAGTGTATTATAGAAACCATCAACCTTCTTCCCTGTGTTGATGAATTTACCGTCTTCCGTTATCATAAATATATTGCCGTCTATGCCACCACTAAAATGCTCAGATATGAATAAATAGCGCCTCTCACCATCCACATTATAGCAAACACCATAATTTTCGCGAACATAGGATATATTCCCCTTCTTGTGAAAATTTCGCCGCAATATTTCCACTGGCTCCACAAATGTGAGTTTGTCCGTTTTCACCAATTTCCTGAATAATTTATCCAGATTCGCCTGGTCATCCACAGTTAGCACGAAGTTCGATTGCTGGAGCTCTTCAAATAACCACCTCATATATTTACCAAAATAATCCATAAATTCCTGGTCTTCATGCTTCGGATCCAAAAGCTCAATTTCCAGGTAAAATTCGGGCAATGCTCCAATACATGCGCTATCGCGGAAGTTTTTGTCAGTCTCCACCTTTTTTTCTTCTATCAGATTGGTGGTAAACTCCCAATTTGGCTCCTTGAATTTGTATATGTTCAATATTTGATACACCTTTTTCCCCGACAAATCGACATCTTCTTTCGTCGCCTTGTCTTCCACAATTTGAACATCAATCCCGAATTTACTTATTGGTTTCGAATCAACTACAACTTCTTCAATTCCAGAATTCTCTGGCATAGTGCCAAATTGCCAATAACGTTTGACCTCATTTTTCCCAACAATGCGGGTCATTTTCTTCGACTTTTCACTCTCCTGGTTCCAAATATTCAGCATTGTAATCATCTCATAGGGCACATTACGCCCGCCATTTTTCTCATTGAATATAAAACGCTCCAATATTTTTGTGTATAAACTGCGGGATAATCCATATATTTTTCGATCAAAAGCGATCCTTACCCGCTGTTTATCACCCAATTTCTTGAAAACAGATAAGAATTCTGAATTATTTATTTCCATTATTATAATATTAAAAGACTTAAATTTTAAGTCTTTAAAAATTCATTTTTTCATTTTTTCCTTTTAAGCCGTTGTTGTCTCGAAAATTTTAGAAGTGACTAAATATGGATCACAATTGCTCGCTGGTCGTCTGTCTTCGAAATATCCCCGACCATCATCCACTGTTTTGTTCCCAATGCGAACACTGCAGCCCCGATTGGCTTTCCCATAGGTAAACTTCTTATATGACGATGTTTCGTGCAATCCCGTCCCCCGCTGGTCATTGTCCGCCCCGTAGACTTTCATATGGGCGTCATGGTTGTCCTCCAATTTTTTAATCGCCTCATATATATACTCGATGCCCTTTTTCTCTTCACTCCCTTCTCGCATTTCATTCGTGCTGTAATTGCAATGGCAACCACTGCCATTAATTCCCTGAAGTGGTTTGGGGTGATACTCAATATATACTCCGAAATCCTCCGTTATTCTCTCCAATAAATACCTCGCCATCCAAAGATGATCACCAGCTTCTATCCCCACTGCGGGTCCAATTTGGAATTCCCACTGACCAGGGGCTACTTCGGCGTTAATCCCACTTATTTTGAGCCCTGCGTGCAAACAGGCGTCCAAATGTGCATCCGCTATTTTTCGCCCGAATGCATTGCGACTGCCAACACTGCAATAATATTGCCCTTGAACTATGGGCTTTTCATATTCTCCATAGGGCTTTCCAGTGGCTCGACTCATTAAAAAATATTCCTGCTCAAGCCCATACCATGGCTCTAATTCCAATTTTTTATCAAATATGCGCTTCGCTCCAAATCTATGATTTGTTGGGTGTGGCTGTCCATTGGGTAAATATGTATCACAAAAAACAATCACATTTGCACCTTTCCTAAAAGGACATTTATATACTGAATGGGGTTTTATAATCACTTCACTATCACTACCTGATGCCTGACCAGTTGAACTACCATCATAGTTCCAATCAGGGAAATCTGATAGGAGTGCTTCCTTAGATTCTTTTACAGTCAGAACCATTACTTTACTTCGCAATTCCATATTTCCTCCAATCCATACATAATCTGCTAAAATTTTGCTCATATAATAAAATCGAAAAAAATATGGCTATTTAGCCAAAATCTCTTCGCGTAACTCTTCAATTGTCTTATTCAACATTTTTCCAGTTTTTTCAGATTTTTTTTGGATTGGAATATCACGTTCAATTGCCAAATCTTGGATTTCTTTTAAGGTAATCTTCTTTGGAATAAAGATTTTGCGGGGCTCTTCCTTGGGTTCTTCCTTGGGTTCTTCCTGGGGGTTTTCTAGTTCTTCTGGTTCCTGTTTTTTAATAATTATTTCAGGCTCCTTAACAATTTCTTCTTTCTTTTTGGATGCTTTCTTCTTATCTAAAACTTTCACTGGAGGTTCAGAAATAGGCGCAGTATCCATTTCTTGTTTTTCCTCTTCCACAATTGGAACAGAAATTTCAACATCATCTGGCAGATCTATCGAGAAATCAAAAAGACCACTCGCATTTCGCTTAACGACGGAATAGTATTTGTCTTCCAATCGGAGCAGAAAACAAGAAATATTTTTGTCTAAATATTCCTCGTTCTTCTCCGTTTTTCTCCACATTAATGGAACAAATCCTTTACGGCTTATTTCCATATTCCTGCCAAATGTTTCCTGCTTTGTTTTGGATATTTCATAAACTGTTAGCGAGAAGTAGTCAATAATTACTTGCTTAAGTTTCTCATCATTATCCAAATCATCGGCATTGATGAATTTTTCACGAATTTCTTTCCTTAATCGGGCATAGCCCATGTCTTTATACAATGAGTTCTGCTCCATATCATAACCAATTTGGCGGTGAAGATCACTGCAGAAAGTGAGCTTTGTTTTTAAATCGAAAAAGCGGTATTCTGGCATTATTGAATTGAGAATTGCACTTGTGAAAGTATTTTTTGGAACTAATTTTTCGGATATGTATTGGAGCTGGAGAATTTCAGTCCCAAAACTCACCCATTCCGGTAAATCCATAAATCGTTTGCCAATCATGCTAAATTTTGCGTCCAAGATATACTTTCCGTATATGTGTCCAGATTCAAATTGTTTTTCGGGAATGCGAAATGCATACTCCTTTTCACGATGTTTAGAATCACGGTTCAAAAATTTATGTAATTTGTCTATTTCGATCATCGGATTATAGTTTGTTGTATAAGTGTTTTAGTTTTAAGTCGAAAAAGTTTCACTTTTTGGGGGGAAGCGCGCTTCCCCCCGTATTATAGCAAAATTATTTTATAAATAATTTTACATTATTAAATATCAATAAGTATTTTTGCCACAATCCGGCAATTTCGGGGCTGCAAGAGCATGGGGGGGTAACGAATCGCACGCGATTCGTTAGTGTAAGGGGGGAACGGCAGTTCCCCCCCCCTATTCTTCAACATCATCTTCCTTGTCATCTTCATCCTCTGACAAATTAATACTATCTTCCACATTCCCGGTTTCGGTATCTTCCTTCTTCCCAATCGTCTTCTTCGGCTTTGCCCTCGTCTTCTTCTTTGTAGCCTGAGTCAGCGTTGTTTTCGCGCTCTTATTCGTAATACTATTCTTCATAATATCTCGAAATTTCTTCAAAATCTTCGCCTTGTTCCCCAAATATTTCTTCTTATATCGCTTCAAAATAATTCTATAACCAGAATCATCCCTCTTCTCATTCAAAAACTCCCGCTCCATAAATTCCTGCTCATCTGTATTATCATCTCTATATTCATCAAAAATTTCGCTCTGGACTCCATCATTCGTGAAAATCTCAAAATTAATGTTTTTCTCCAAATCATCTATATTCAAAAATCCACTCCCACTAGTTTCCTCTTTCTCGAGCAACTCCATTTTATTCTTTTCTTCATTCATCTTTTCCTCTGTTTTTATAATATCTTTCGTATTATCCTTTGAAAAATTCACCAATAGTTTAAGCTTATGAATAGTAGAATTATCAATATTATTCATATTGATAAAATATCCATTCTTATTCTTCGTATATTTCGTATTCCCCTCTTTCAAAATATTCATAATCTGCATTTTCTGATTATTGGACATTTTCTTCTCAATATAATCTCGGAGTAACTCAAGCTCCATCATTTTCCTGTTTTCCATATTATCAACCTCATCTTCTTCTATTTCTTCTTGAGAGTCCAATTTAACCACAAATTTGTCCATTTTTCCTATACTATCTCAAATTCTTTAAACTAAGCGACTAGTCTTCATCTTCCTCTTCTTCCTCCTCTTCTTCTTCATCTCCTTCTTCTTCCTCCAATGGATCCTCATTTTCCTCCAGTTCACCTATATTTTCATTATTATTTCCTAATTCATCTTCATCTTCTTCTTCATCTTCTTCATCATCCTCTAATTCCGCATCATCCTCCAATTCTTCATTAATATCACTATTGTTCTCATCTTCATCTTCTTCTTCGCTATCTTCCTCTTCTTCTTCACTATCCTCATCCTCATCCACTTTTTCCAATGTATCATCATTTGGCTCTTCCCTTTCTTCCACTGGCTCATTCTTGTAAAATATAGAAGCATCTACTACTTTATTCGCCGTATTCTGCGTATTTTTCTCCCCCTTTCGCGCAGTAATCTTCATCTTATTTGCACCACCTGTGCTCAATCTAGCATAAACACTTATCTTCTTACTATTCAACTCAAAAGTCTTTCCAATAATAAGTAACTCAATTTCATCCCCAATCTTAATATCCTTAAATGCATCCTTATTGCTGTGAATTTCCTTCGGAACAATAATCATCAATGGTCCCAACTCCGCCAGCAACCCCAATTTATTCATTTTTATAATCGGTGCCTTTACAACACTATTCACCGGAATATTGCATATTTTCACACCAATTTTCACGTCATAAATAATATTCCCATTGAATTGATTATTATTTAAATTTCCCATACTTCTCTCTAAAACAATTGTCGTTCCTGGAACAACATATCCCTCGCGAATGCACCGCCCCTCCACATTATTCTTCACTATTTTTTCAATGTATTTTGCAAAATCAACGTCCAAAAATCGCGGATTTAGAGATACCCGGCGATTAATCTGTGTATGAAAATAAATATCATTCAGTGTAAGATAGCTCATGATTTATTTATATTATTAATATCTAATATTTTTAAATTCAATTTTTCCTTTTTACTTGAACTTCTTTTTCATGTCTTCTATGGCGTTTGAAAACCACCGTTTTCCTCCAATCCTTTCCAATTCATAGCGCCGCAATTCAAACTCTAAAATAAAACATAGCCCTACTTTCGACTTTTTCACATTTTCACCCCATTTTATTTTCAGCTTACTGGCGACTTCGTCCAATTCTCCAATTGCATGATGTGTGCATTCCTTCCCCTTCACTTCTGCCCTCTTACTTTTCTCCATTTTCAGTGTAAACGCCCCAGTGTCTCGAGTGCTGTCGAAAATCTTAAACACATAAGGACCACTTTTCAGTGTCATAAATCCATAAATAATATTAAAATTGTCCACTCTATTCCGCGCCTCTTTTGTCAATTTGATCTTCATGTTCAACTTTATCCTCTCTCTTATATCACTCGGGCACTCCATTATTAGCTTCGTGTCCGAATTATAGCAAAAGAATTTCATAACTGTTTTACCATCATTCTTCATATCCGTGAAAATATAATAAAATCCAATCACTTTATCCTCTGCGTCAGATTTGCCCACTTCCAAATCCCTGTATTTGTAAATCAACAGTGGCGCAAAATAGCGGAATAACATGACGTAATAAGGAGACGACATTTTCCCCCGAGTTGCGTAATAGTCAATAATAATCTTCTTTAGCAAATTGGACTTATCCTTATCATTCAATTTATCCACCAGCATCGTCAGAATAATATACATTTTATCTTTGGAATCCGACTCAAATGTTTTCTCCAATTTCTCCGCCTTTTGAATTATCGAATCGAAATTATTGGAATCTATTTCTTTGTTTTTCGCAGTTATATTATAATTATTCTCATTGAATGAATTATTGCTAATCAGATATTCCCCCGGTTTTTCCTGGAATGGGCGCATTCGATAGCGCAAAGGTGCCTCCAAATAATTAAATTCCAATGGCTGGAAAACATAGTAATTCCCCCGATAAATCAAATACCCTCTGCGGTCATACATATCATATATTGGCTCATTCACATTATCAATCATGTCTGAAATCGCTATATACATAAAAACCCTCTCCAAATTGTTCATTTTCCGTTCAATAACTCCAATAATATCGTTCAGTGTAAAAACATAGCCATATTTGAAAATCCCCTTAATTATACTTTTGCATTTCTGAATATCACTCTTCGCAAATCGCTCATTATAAGTATCTATGTTGATCTTGTATTTCACGCGAACATCGGGCTCCCAAACACAGCGATAATTGCAATCCCGGTAGTCGCATTCTCGGCTACCATTCACATCCCCCATACTTAGCTTTATTTTCCGCCCACTGCTGCTCACCATTTCCACCTGTTTTCCATCAAAATCGAAAATATTGCCGTTTTTGTTTAAGGCGCAATCCACCGCCGCTTGTTTCAAAATATACTCCACCATCTTGATTTTGCGGTCTTTAACCTCCGCCAAACGGTAAATTCTGGTATCGATCGTTTCGGTTTCTATATTCTTCTTCCCCGCGGAATCCGGTGGTTCAATTGCATACATAAATATTTCCACATTCTGTTCCTTCTTCGGCAAATCGGTGTGACTACAGAAGCGACTACTTCTCCCAATGATTTGGTCCAATCGCGACAAATTGAACCAGGGCTCCAATATGTGCACTTGGCGGATCCTCTTAAAATCCAAACCCTCACCAGTTGTTCGAGTGCCTATAATAACTTTCACCTCCTCGCCGTTCATATTATTGTCATTATTCACAATGTTCAATAGGTTTCCTGTTAAAATAACACTAATACGCGAGTCACCAGTCACCAAAATATACCGGACTTTCTTGAATTCGTGGAAGCCCGCATTTTTCGTGTCCTCGTGGATATCATTGAGTGCACCTTCGCCGCAAATTGCGCAAATTGGATTCCTCTTCTTGGAGTAGTCCAATAAAGGGCGCTCACCACTCCAGGGGTATCGTTCAAAGCCGTTTTGCTCCAACATCATCGCCAGGGGCAGAACACCTCCCCAAACGAACTCACTATAAATATAGCAAATGCCCTTTCCGTATCGAATATTGCGCAATATTTCGGCGAATTTTACACTATATTTGCGCAAATATCTCTCGTCCAAAAATCCAGTCTCTGTCTTCTTCCCAATGTCCATCTTCACATGGTTCATATAGCGGAATTGGAATGTTTTGCGCTTTCCTCGTTCACCCTGTTTTCCAACTCCCGTATCTATCACAAAAGTTCCATCGCCATTGTCCGTTTTCTGATAGGCAAAATCTATTTTCGGTAATGTGTAATTCCCAGCTTTATTGGGCAAAATAATATTACTCAGTGGGCGCAGCACTGAATTGGCGAATTTTTCGTCGGTGTCTTTTGGAACCACCGTATTCTTTGATTCTGCATTATCTTCGTCCACATTATTACTAATGTCCGTATTACTATCTTCAATAATATCCTCCATTTTAGACATTAATTTTGCGTAATATTGTTGCCACTGATAATCGCTCATTTTGCACATATTGAGTTTGAGGCTCTCCATTCTATTTTTCGCTGGGATCTCTTCTCCATAAATATCATACTTCAATTTTGGCGTTCTAACTGCCAATGGAGTGATTTTCATGGGGAATACCACCGGATTCTCTCCTCTCAAATAGCTTATGTATCCTTTGGAAATGGTCCGCAGTCTTTCTTCGCCCCCTGGCACAAAATTGTCTTCTGAATCGAATATTTCGTTCTTTTTTATGGGTTCTCTGCCATCATTCTCCAATAGCAAATTCAATATATAGATTATTTCCCCCGCATTATCATACATTGGCGTGGCACTCATTAAAACGAGCCGAATATTCATACCATATCGAATAACCGCCTGTAAAATGGGCGGAACTTTGCGCAGGACTTTCGCCATTTCACCGCTACCGGTATCATTCTTAATATTATGGATTTCATCAATGATCAGAATTCGGTTCGTAAATTTATTCTGGATTGCGCGCTTTTGGGCGTCCGTTAAAGTATTTAATTTCCCGTTCCAGCCAATATCAAGCATGATTTCATTGGCGAACTGTTCGTATCCATAGAATTTATAAACATTATTCACGGCACGGCTCGTTTCTTTGCGCTTCTGAGTAGGCGTAAGACCGCTGTATTGTTCAAAATCCAAACTATATGTATTCCCAGTACATTGAACAATATCATCGGGTTTCTCTTTTTTCAATTCTTTTTTAATATCATAAATTTGGTCACGAAAACTGG